AGACGGAATGCCGATTGATGATGACGGCAACATTATTGCCAATGTGGACGCATACCGCAACAAGATGTTGACAGCGTGGTTTGATACTCTCACGGGCATTGAGGGCGAATTTGACGAGAAAGCTGAGAGCATTGCAATCTACTACAAACAGCTTCTTGCTGAGGCTAAAATGCTTAAAGCCGAAAAGGCGGTAATTGCAAAAAGACAGTCACAAAAAGAAAAACAGGCGGAGAGTCTTAAAACCTATCTGTTTAAGTCAATGCAGGCACTCGGCAGACAGAAGATTGATATGCCGAGAGCGGTTATGCTGCTAAAAAAGAACGCTCCGAGCCTTGTTGTTGATGATGAAATTTCATTTGTTGAGTGGGCGGAGGAACACAACCTTGACCACCTCTTAAAGTACAATATGCCCGAAGTGAAAAAGAATGATGTCAAGGCTCTCTGCAAAAAGGGCGAAGAAATCCCCTTCGTACATATGGAAGCCAAGCAGTCATTAAGTATTAAGTGAGGTGTTATTTATGGGATTACCTATATTGGTTTTAGGATATTCAGGCAGCGGAAAATCTGCCTCTTTAAGAAATTTCAAAGCAAATGAACTTGCTCTTGTGAATGTAAACGGAAAATCACTTCCGTTCAGAACCAAATTCACTTCTTCAATCAATTCCGACAACTACATTGATATTGAGGACTTTATCAAAAAGCAGAAATGCAAGTCGATTGCAGTTGATGACGCACAGTATCTCATGGCTAACGAGTATATGAGAAGAGCCAAGGAAACAGGCTTTCAGAAGTTTACCGATATCGGTAAAAATTTTTGGGAGCTTGTAAAAGAGGTTGAAACTCTCCCGAATGACACGATTGTTTATTTTCTCAGCCATATTGAAACCGACGAAAACGGCAGACAGAAAGCTAAAACAATCGGCAAGTTGCTTGACGAAAAAATCTCGGTCGAGGGAATGTTTACCACGGTTTTAAAAACTGTTGTCGTTGACGGCAAGTATCTTTTTGCAACACAAACGGACGGTAACGATACCTGTAAAAGTCCGATAGGCTTGTTTGATTCAATGTACATATCAAATGACCTTAAAATTGTTGATGAAGCATTGAGAACATACTATTCAATGCAACCCGAACAGTATTGTGATGAGTGCAAAGCACCGATACTTTCGGACGGTAAACGCACCGTTAAACAGATCATTGACGGCACAACAAAAAATTACGGCAGACAGCTCTGTATGCAGTGTGTTGCAAGGCTGATAAAGCAGAAGAAACAGGAAAAGCAGAGAGAGGGTGCAGACAATGCAACTTCGACCGTATCAGAATGACCTTGTTGAGCAGGTAAGACAGGCTTGGCGAGATGGTTACAAAGCCCCTTGCATTGTCCTTGGGTGCGGTGGCGGAAAATCCTGCATTGTCGCAGAAATTGCAAGACGAACAACTTGGAACGGGAAACGGGTGCTGTTCCTTGTTCACAGGAGAGAGCTTGTTGACCAAATATTCAGAACCTTTGTCCGCTGGGGTGTGCTTATGGATTTGTGCCAAATCGGTATGGTACAGACCTTTACACGAAGATTGAAGAAACTGCCAAAACCCGCACTTATCATCACAGACGAAAATCATCACAGCCTTGCACAAAGCTACAAACGCATTTACGAACATTTTTCGGATGTTCCGAGGGTTGGCGTCACCGCAACACCTGTCCGATTAAACGGTGACGGTTTGGGCGATGTCAACGACAAGCTCATAATCGGGGTGAGTACAAAATGGCTCATTGAGCATAACTGCCTTGCCCCGTATGACTACTACGCTCCGAGTGTCGCCGACCTTACGGGTTTACACACCAAAATGGGCGAGTATGTCACCGCCGACATTGAAAAGGCAATGATAAAAAACACGGTATTCGGTGATGTTATCAAATATTACAAACAGCTTGCAGACGGTAAGAAAGCCGTCTGTTACTGTTCTTCGGTAAAGCACAGTCTTGCAACAGCGAAGGCTTTTTGTGACGCAGGTATATCCGCAAGGCATATTGACGGAGCAACTCCAAAGGCACAGAGAGAACAGATTATAGCCGATTTCAGGAACGGCAAAATTACAATCCTCTGCAATGTGGATTTGATTTCAGAAGGCTTTGATGTGCCCGACTGCGAATGTACAATTCTGCTCCGACCTACTCACAGCCTTACGCTTTACATTCAGCAGTCAATGCGATGTATGCGCTATAAGCAAAACAAAAGGGCGGTAATCATTGACCATGTGGGCAACTATGCAAGGCACGGAATGCCTGATGACGACCGAGAATGGACGCTTGAAAAACGCAAAAAGCTGAGTGTTAAAAAAATCGAAAAGGAGCAGGAGGAAAAGGTCAGACAATGTCCCGAATGTTTCTTTACATTTTCAGCACCGCCGGCAGGGCAGAAAGCCGTGTGTCCGCATTGCGGTTATGTTTTCCCGACAGCCGAAAGGACCGTTGAAACCGATACCACCGCAAAGCTCATTAAGGTTGAGGGATTCAAGCTTGATTTCAGCACACCCGATGATTGCCACAGCTATGCGGACTTGCTTGCATACGCAAAAAGCCACGGCTACAAAACAGGCTGGGCATATTTTCAGGCACGAAAGAGAGGTATGATAGCTTGACAGAAGAACACGCAATTCAGAACAAAATCCGTATTGCAATTGCACCGTACTGCGATATTTTCCGTATAAATGTAGGTGCAGGCTTTACAAAGGACGGCAGATATTTCAATGCGGGAGTTCCGCCCGGATTTTCAGATTTGTTCGGTGTCAGAAAATCAGACGGAAGAGCGGTTTTTATCGAGGTTAAAACTCCCAAGGGCAGACCTACCGAAAAACAACAGAAATTTATACAGATGATGAAACTCAACGGCGCTGTTGCAGGAGTGTGCAGAAGTGCCGATGAGGCGATAGAGTTAATTACAAAGGAGTAAAATTATGGGATTTAAAGCAAATTGGAGCGAGGCGGCACAGTCTAACTCACTCAAACCCGAGGGCGATTATGAGTGTCTTATCGCTAAGGTTGAGGAGAGAGTAACAAAGAATGGCAAAGAAAATCTGAACATCTCAATGGTAATCAGAAATGATGTTGAGCAGAACTATAAAAACGGATATATATTTGATACATTGTGGAAGAAGAAAGAGCCTACAAACGCAGACTTGCAGGTCAAGGGATACAGCTATGGTCAGATTATGGCACTCGGCAAGGCGGCAGGACTTCCCGATGGCAAGGAGTACGACAGCCTTGAGCAGTTCTGCGGTGAGCTTGTCAATAAGCCGTTGCGTGTAACTATAAAGCACGAAGAATACAACGGAAAAACACAGGAGCGAGTAAGCTGGAGAAATCCTACAAAATATCCGACTGTAAAGCATATTCCAAAGCAGACGACAACCAATACAGCTACAGCCTATGCACAGCCACAGCAGAGTTATGCGTCTGCTCAGCCTGCAAATCAGGGCTTTGTTGATATGCCGATTGACGATGATTTGCCGTTCTGATTTTAAAAAATTTCTTCGGGAATTGCATGAAACAGTGCAATTTTCACCGTGTTTTTCCTTATATATGGAGGTGAAAAAATGGGCTTTACAAATTTAAACCCAAATAAAAATAAATATTTTGCAGTTCCCGAGGAATTGAAAGGTTACAAAAACTGGGTGTGCTGGCAGTCATATCCCGATCCGAAATCACACAGCGGAATTTCAAAGAAACCGATAAATCCAAGAACGGGTGGCTTTGCAATGCCGAATAACTCGGACACTTGGTCAGACTTTGAAACAGCAGTCAGAGAATCCGCCAAATATTCAGGCATAGGCTTTATGTTCTCAAATTCACCGTTTTTCGGTGTTGACCTTGACGATATGCCGAATGACATTCAGGACTACCAAAACGGCGGAGCTGACAACATAATCAGCGAGTTTGTGAACACTCTGCAGAGCTACACCGAGTTTTCGCAGAGCAAGGCAGGCGTTCACATAATCTGCAAGGGAACTCTTCCCGAGGGCAGAAGAAAGGCGAAGAATGATTCGGGCGGTTTTGAAATGTATGAAAACGGCAGATTTTTCGTTGTGACAGGAGATTACTGCTCTGCATATGCGTACATAAACGATTGCACCGAAAGCATAAAGCCGTTACACTCAAAATATCTCGGCAAGGCAACAGAGCCACAGCCTAAGCTCCGTAACATTGAGGTTAATCTCAATACGGTTGACGATATTGTAAAAGCCGCCTGCAATGCCAAAAACGGCAATCTTTTCAGAGCCTTATACAGCGGTGATTTTTCGGCTTATGCGTCACAGAGCGAGGCTGATATGGCATTCTGCAATATGCTTGCGTTTTGGTGCGGATGCGACACCGACAAGATGGATTCGATTTTCAGACAATCAGGCTTAATGCGTGACAAGTGGGACAGAAAACAGTCGGGTACAACCTACGGTATTATAACCCTGCAAAAGGCTGTGTCGGGCTGTACGCAGACCTATAACCCAAAACAGCATAACGATTATTCAATTTCAATCGGTGAGGGCAAGGCTGTTCAAGCGGTTGACGAAGAAAAAATGCGTGCCTACACCTTTGACGATATGGGCAACGCCGACAGGTTTGTTGATTTATTCGGAGATAATGTAAGGTATTGTTACACCGAGAAAAAGTGGTATTACTACAATTCAATGAAGTGGTGTGTTGACAATATCGGGGTAGTTTTGCGAATGGCGGACAAAAGCGTTGAGGCTATGAAAGCCGAAGCAAGGCTGTACTTGCAAGCTGATGAAGAGAACGGCGGAGATATGTCAAAAGCATTTGAAAAGCATATGAAAGCAAGCCGTTCCAACAAATCAAAAAAAGCAATGCTCAACGAGGTTGAACACCATATCCCCGTACTTCCGGCACAAATGGATAAATACCGTATGGCATTAAACACCCCAAGCGGAATAATCAACCTTAAAAACGGCGAAATGAGGGCACATAATCCCGAATATTATTTCACAAAGATTACTTCGGTTGACTGCTCTCAAACGGCAGAGTGTCCCCGTTGGCTTGCATTTCTTGATGATATTTTTGCAGGCGATAAGGAGCTTATTCGCTACATTCAAAAGGCCGTCGGTTACAGTCTGACAGGCTCAACAGCCGAGCAATGCGCATTCTTCCTTTACGGCACGGGACGAAACGGCAAGAGTACATTCATTGATGTTATCCGTGATGTATTCGGCGATTATGCCGCAAACATTCAGCCTGAAACAATTATGGTAAGAAACTCTCAGAGCAGTGCCATAAACAGCGACATTGCACGGTTAAAGGGCGCAAGACTTGTCACCTCGGTTGAGCCGAACGAGGGCGTGCGAATTAATGAGGGACTTCTCAAACAGCTTACGGGTGACGATACCGTAACGGCAAGAAAGCTGTACAGCGAGGAATTTGAGTTCAAGCCCGAGTTTAAGCTGTGGATGGCGACAAACCATAAACCGATTATCAGAGGCACTGACACGGGCATATGGCGAAGAATACATATGATACCGTTCAATGTTCAGATTCCCGAGGATAAGGTTGATAAGAACCTTACACATAAGCTCAAAGCCGAAATGACCGCAATTTTCAAATGGTGTATCGACGGCTGTATTCTATGGCAGAGAGAGGGCTTAAAAATGCCGTCTGCCGTTCTTCAGAGCGTGAGAGAGTACAAGCGTGAAATGGATGTTATTTCCGCCTTTATCGAGGACAGATGTGTGTTAGAGGGTTCGGTTCAGGCAAGCACGCTCTATGCCGCCTATACAAGCTGGGCGGGGGATAACAACGAATATTGTATGTCAAATACCAAATTCAGCACCGAACTTGCCAAACGATTTGAAAAGGTAAAGGGAAGAAATTTCAATTATTTCAACGGAATTTCAATTTATAAAGATTGTTAGTGTGGTAGCTTGAGGAGGGTTTACGGGTTTTTCTAACCTTTCGTATAAGAAAAATAAACTAATATTATATATATAGAAAGGGTCCTTTAAAATAGCCCCAAACCCACCACAAGCCTCCGCAGGAGGTAATATGAAAAAATATGATTTTAACAATCCACAGGTGTTTGAACAGCTTGAGGATAAAGCAATTGACGGTCAGCTTGATTACTCAGCCTTTCCTCCGCCCGAATATAAATACTTTTCAAGGCTTGCAAAGGTCGGCTACAACAATCGTCATAAAGGCTGGGACATAAACATCTGCCTTGAATGGCAGGACAAGCTCAGAACGGAGTATAAGCGTGACAGAAACAACGCAGACGAATACCGTATGCTCTCACAAAGAATTATGGATAATGTAAAGAAAAGCGCCGACTTCGTCCGTAAGATGTATCAGTCCCAAACCAACGAGCAAACCGTAATCAATGCCCTCCAAGCCTTAGAAGGCCTAACCAACGAAAACGGCTTAACCAAAAGAATAACCGAAAAATTAAAGGAGAATGAAGAAAATGATTGATTGTAATATTACTGCAAATTATTTTGCCGAAAAAGAGAGGCTGTGTGCAAGCATTTTGGAGTGTATCGACTGCCCTTTAAGACACGGTAACGATTGCACAAATATTGAAAATAAGTACCCGAAAAGGGCAATCAGTATTGTACAGAAATGGTCAGATGAGCATCCGCAAAAGACATATCTTACGGAGCTTTTGGAGAATTATCCGAACGCAGAGCTTGATCACGGAGTACCAAAGGTTTGCCTAAAAAAATTAGGAGCTGTTCCGGGTTGTGCAAAAACAAAAAAAGGTGACTTGTATATTAGCTGTTATAGGTGCTGGAATCAGCCTATTCCTATTGAGGACGGTGAAGAGTGATGAGAGAAATATTATTCAGAGGTAAATTCGGAAACGAATGGAAGTACGGCTTTTTAAGTATTGAACCCAAAGGATTGGTAATCAAAGAGCCATACAAGAACGAAAGCTCAAATGTGTGGCATATTGACGCTGACACAGTCGGACAGTACACTGGCTACACAGACATGAACGGTAAGAAAATTTTTGAAGAGGATATTGTTGCTTTCAATAACTCAGACGGCGAACTTACTAATTATGAAATACTTTGGTTTAAGAATAAATGGGTAGTACGAGAGAGCGATCATCACTTAATTGATGATTTAGATTTGTTTTTCTGCGGACGATCAATTGTTATCGGCAATATCTACGATAATCCCGAACTTTTAGGTGATGAAGAGAACTTTTAGGAGATGAAGAAAATGACAAAAGAAAGAATCGCTAAATTCTGCGAGAAATTTAACACACACAAAGCAACGCTTATTCAGGACACAGACCGTTACCTAATTATTGATTGGCGAAGGGCTGATGGAAGCGGAGATTATTATGTGAATTACATAGTAGATAAGAAAAGAGGTAGCTTAGTAGTTAGCGGTGATTTGGGTGATAGCATTGCCACTTGGTTTAACAAAATTAAGCCGTCAAATCTTAAAAATTATGTGAAAAATGATATTGAGTATTACATAAGCAAGATTCAAACAGCATCAAATTTGTTTTATTATGACGAAAAAAATGTTGTAGATAGTATTAAATACAATCTTAAGGATTTTGATTCCGATGAAATAATATCTTCGTATAGCGAACATAGTTCGTGTTATATGGAATCGGAAGATGATGTCTGGGAAGAACTTGAACATGAAGTTTCAAACTGCATTTACGGCAACAAGTTTATACCGTCAGAACTGATTGTAGATTTTTGTTCTGAACTTGATGCTGATTACTTTGAGTGGCTTTATGATTGTGGTAAACGAATACATCCTCGTGTTTATTTATGGGCAGAAGGATTTTATCGTGCATGTAATCAGCTTGGTATATAATGTGCAGAGGTAAGTAACGATGACAAACTTTGAAAAAATCAAACAGATGTCAATTGACGAAATGGCTCGGAGTTGTATGAGTTTTTTTGCCTGTCCATATGGAACTCCATATTTCGGTTGTCCTATGGAAAAGCGATTCAATGGCAGCTGTATTGACTGCACAAAACATTGGCTTAAAAGCGAGGTAGAAGAAAATGAAAGATATTAAAAACATTACCGTTAATTACGATAACAATGAAAGCAAGATAATCACAAAGGGACTTGTTATTGATTTTGGTAAACTTGATAACGATGAGGGCGATGTTTGCTTTAATATGTGTAACATCAAAGGCAAGGATTTGCATTTGATTGTAACCGCTGTTGTTGCGTTGGCGCAGGAACTTGGTATGCTTGACGAGGAGGAGCGTGATATAGATTGACAGCGAGAGAAATTAAGGATATCAACCGAGAGATTTCACGGCTCAGGGCGAAAATGGCACGGATTCAGGCTGAGGCGGACAACACGGCGGTGACGCTGGGTGAACGAATTGTCCCGTCAGGTCAGACATCCGACAGAGTGGGCAATGCGGTGGTGCAGATTGCTGATATTCAGCGTGATATTCAGAACCTTGAAATCCGCAGGAACTCGGCTCTGAACAGCCTCTCACGGGATGATTTTGTGGAAAACTGCCTGTTTATGCATCTCGGCTTAAAATACAGCTGGGCGAAGATTGCAGTCGATACAGGCGGAATCAATACCCCCGACAACATAAGAATTATGTGCAACCGCCACCATTGGTAAAAGTTGTTCGGTTTTTCGGTTTCAGGGTGATATAATGTAAACTGAAGAAAGCAACAAAACGACATAGGCATTTATGTCCCCCTAAAAAAATTCGCACAGACCGCTCTCGTTTGAGGGCGGTTTTGTGTTAGTGTGAAAGGCGGTGATACCGTGAAAGACAAATTAAATGCAAGACAGAGGAAGTTTGCGGAATATTATGCGCAGAGCGGTAACACCGTTCAGAGTGCGATACAGGCAGGATATTCCGAAAATTACGCAAACGCAAGAGCGTATGAATTGTTGGAGAAAGTTGGAGTTTCAAAATACATCAAGGAGCTTTCCGATAAGCTCAAGGACGAGCGCATTATGAGTGCAAAGGACAGACAGGTTGCTTTGTCCGACATTGCAAGGAATGACGGGCAGGACACCTCCGACAGAATCAGGGCGATTGACACGCTCAACAAGATGACGGGCGAATACACCGTTAAGGTTGACGCAAAGGTTGAGCAGTCCGAAAAGCTATCCGATGTGTTCAGACAGTTGGGTGGTGAGGGACTGAGTGAGTAACAAATTCCCGCTGTCACAAAAGTATATCGACTTTATCAACACAACAAATGTGTCGGCTGAATTTCTTGAAGGAACTACAGCGTCCGGCAAAACTACCGTCGGAGCAGGCGTTAAGTTTATGCGAATGGTGTCGCAATCGTCGAAGAAGCTTCACGCAATTGCCGCCAAGACAACGGGTAAAGCCGAAGAAACGATTATTCAGCAGGATAACGGTATTCTTGACTTGCACCGCAACGCTGTCTATTGTGGTAATGGCGACAAGGATTACAAGCTGCCGCATATCAAGTTTGAGGGCAAAATCATCTATATTCTCGGTTACAGCAGTCGGGATAAATGGGAAATGGTTCTCGGTGCGCAGTTTGGGTGCGTTTATATTGACGAAATCAACACCGCTGATATCGAGTTTATCCGAGAGATGTCAACCCGTAATGACTATATGCTTGCCACTTTGAATCCCGATGATCCGAGCCTGCCTGTGTATAAGGAGTTTGTCAACCGCTCCCGACCTTTTAAAAAATATGAAAACGATGTTCCTCCCGAGATTATGGCGGAGCTTACCGAAGAACCTGTACCACCGAATTGGCGGTATTGGTTCTTTTCTTTTGCCGACAATTTAAGCCTTACACCCGAACAGATTGAAAAGAAAAAGAACTCTGCACCGAAAGGTACAAAGCTCTATAAAAATAAAATCTTAGGTTTGCGTGGCAGAGCAACAGGGCTTGTATTCCCGAATTTTGAGAGGGCAAGACACATCAAATCAAAAGAGTGGGCAGGAAAGTTTTTGAACTGTAACCGCAAGTCGGAACACTTTGTTCAGTTCACGGCAGGACTTGACACCGCCTATTCGCAGAAGTCGCCTGACACTATCGCAATGACATTTTACGGCATTACCAATCACGGCAAGTGTGTTCAGCTTGATGAAAGGGTTTATAACAACGCTGAAATGCAAACGCCCATTGCTCCGAGTGACACGGTGAAGAATTTTATTGATTTTCTTGACCGCAACCGTGATGAATGGGGCTTTGCACGCACGGCTTTTATTGACAGCGCCGACCAAGCGACTATTACCGAATTTCAAAAGTATAAGCGACAGCACGGCTGTGTCTATGACTTTGCAAATGCGTGGAAGAAAACGAAGATTATCGACCGAATCAATCTTGTACTCGGCTGGCTTGCCACCGACTGTTATTTTGTGCTTGACCATTGCAAAAACACGATTGCCGAGTTTGAAATTTACAGCTGGCGGGAGGATAAAGACAACACACCCGAGGACGGTCACGACCATTGCATTAACAGCGGTCAATATGCGTGGCTGCCGTTTAAAAATATTATTGGAAGTGAAATAAATGGGGCTGATTAACAGAATGGCTGAATCTATCAGATCGGGAATTAAAAACTTTTTGCAGATTACTCCTGCAAGCGACAAAACAATTACCGTCACCGAAACAAGCAATCATCTGACCGAGTGCTTTATCAATCGCATTTGGTATTGGGGCAACAGCAGACAGCTTGCGGAGCTGTACAGGCAGATTGATACAAACAAAACTATGTTTTGGGCGGCAAAAAGCACAAAGGGGCTTGAAATCCGTAAAATACACACGGGTTTGCCGGCACTCATCTGCGAAACGCTTGTGAATATCGTAATTGCCGACTACAACGGCACAGATGTTACAAGTAAAAATTCAACCGCTTATGCAGAGCGTTGGGAAGACATTGAAAAGCAGAACAAATTGTCCGACACGGTTAAGCAAATGCTCCGTGACTTATGTGTTGTCGGTGACGGTGCTTTTAAGGTCAGCTTTGACACGGCTGTATCAGATGTTCCGATTGTTGAATGGTATCCTGCCGAAAACATCGACTTTACATATGTGCGTGGCAGAATCCGAGAGGTTAAGTTTTACACCGATTACACGCAAAAACACCGCCGTTACCGTTTTGAAGAAACATACGGTTACGGCTATATTCACTATGCTTTGTACGATGACAACGGCAAAGAGATTGACCTGCACACGGTTGACGCTCTTTCGTGGATTGATTCAAAGGGCGTTACATTTGACGAATCATATATGTGGGCTGTACCTGTCCTTTACGGCAAATCGTGCCACAAGGGCAGAGGTGCGGGCATTATCGGCATAAAAACAGACGCTTTCGACAGCCTTGATGAAGTGTGGTCACAGTGGATGGACGCACTCAGAGCCTGCCGAACAAAGCAGTATGTGCCTGATTGCCTTGTTCCGAGAAATCCCGAAACCTGTCAGCCGATGTCGCCAAATCCGTTTGACAACCGATTTATCACCGTGGGCAACGATATGTCTGAAAACGGCAACGGCAACAGGATTTACACCGAAAGTCCGCAGATTCAGCACGAAAGCTATTTGAGTTCATACATTACTGCCCTCGACCTCTGCTTACAGGGCATTATATCGCCGTCAACTCTCGGCATTGATACGAAGAAGCTTGATAATGCAGATGCTCAGCGTGAAAAGGAAAAGACCACCCTTTACACAAGGCAGAACCTTGTGAAAATTACGCAGAACGCACTTCAAAGCCTTGTTGCAGTTGTACTCAATGCAGACGGTGAACTTAACGGCAAGGGTATTGTTGAGGGCTTGGAAGTATCCGTAAACTTCGGCGAATATGCAAATCCGAGCTTTGAAAGTCAGGTTGAAACTGTGTCAAAAGCAAGACAGGGCGGTTTGATGTCAGTTGAAACCTCGGTTGACGAGCTTTACGGCGACAGCAAGTCGGAGGATTGGAAAGCCGAAGAGGTGCAGAGAATTAAGGAAGAACAGGGCATTGCAGGCGAAGAAGAAAAATCGGAGCTTGACGATGTGGACCTTACCGACACAGAAGAACCTGACAATAACGCAGATGATGAAGAAAATGCGGAAAATAATGCAGAAAAAACCGAAAGCAATCCCGAACAGAATGATACACAGGTAAACAATGAGTGATTACAATATCAGAGAAGCCTTTGAAAAAATCGAAGATGAACTGATTAACAGCATGATGAGAAATTTCAGCCGTCACAGAGCCGAAGAAACCAAAGAGGGTTACAACTGGACACAATGGCAGGCTGAACAGCTCAAAAGTCTTGAAGAGTACCGCAAGCACAACGCAAAGAAATTCGGCAAGCGTTTCAAAACCATTAACAGTAAGGTTGAAGAGATGATTCGCACCGCCAAAGCTGACGGAAATGCAAGTCAGGAGGCAGAAATTCTTGAAGCTGTCAAGGACGGTTTCAAAGCCCCGAAAAAGCCGTCAGCACACAGCACAGCCGAGTTTTTTAAGGTGAATGACCGTAAACTTGACGCACTCATAAAATCGACCACAGACGATTTAAAGAGGGCAGAAACGGCAGTTTTGCGTATGAGCAACGACAAGTACCGCAAGGCGATTTTTAACGCACAGGTTGCAATGAACACGGGTGCGGTTACATACGAAAAAGCCGTTGATATCGCCTGCAAAGATATGCTCAACGCAGGTCTTAATTGTGTGGAATACAAAAACGGTGCAAGGCATACGCTCTCGGATTATGCGGATATGGCGGTTAAAACAGCCAACAAAAGAGCCTATCTGCGTGGTGAGGGCGAAAAGCGAGCCGAATGGGGAGTATCCCTCGTTGTTGTGAACTCAAGACAGGGCGGTTGCCCCGATTGTGCAAAATATATCGGCAAGGTGTTTATTGACGATGTTTATTCAAACGGCAAAAAGTCAGACGGAAACTATCCGCTTCTCTCAACCGCAATCAAGAACGGTTTGTTTCATCCGAGATGTAAGGACAGCACAAGTACATATTATCCCGAACTTGATGATTTGGACGCACCGTTGTCTAAAGATGAAATCAAAGAGCTTGACCGTCAGCGAGGAATTGAGGAAAAACAGCAGTATGCACAGCGACAGGCAGAACGCTTTGACCGCCGTGCCGAATACAGTCTTGACGAGGACAATAAACGCATTGCCCAAACCCGAGCCGATGAGTGGCACGATAGGGCTGATATGCTTGAAGAAAAGGCGAAAAAAGCAGAGAGTGTTAATAAAATCACCGCTGAATCTGTTGCAAAATCGGGTAAAAGTGGTATAATAAAAGAGAAAAGTAAAAAGCCTATTACTCCGATAACCGATAAAGCTATCAGTTGTATTCCTAAAGTTGATATTGAAGGTTATACAGAAGAGCAGTGTTTGGAAATTCAAAAACAACACAAGGAGCTTTTGAAATTTTCAAAAGAACAAAATGAAAATAAAGAAGTTGCCTTCGTGTTAAAAAATGATGTGTCCAAAATGATTACAGAGCCTATTAAAGGAACTGATGAAAAAATAGATTTTGGATCAGCACTTCAAGGCAAAGATTTATTTGTTATGCACAATCACCCGAGAAACAGCAGTTATTCTTTAAATGATATTATCGAATTTATTAAGAATGATAGTATAAAAACATTTACTATTGTGAAAAACGATGGCAACATTGAAGTATTAACAAAGTTGAAAGGATACGACAGACTATCACTTTTAACAGAGTTACAACGAATGGGAAAAAAGAGGATAAAAACAGGTTCTGATAGTGAATACAGAAAGGTTATTGATAAATTTTTAAGTAAACATCAAGAAGGAGGTTTATTTGAATGGAAGAAATAAACAAATCTGTTTTAGATGGTTCTAACGAAGAAGCTTCAAAACGTCTTGACGAAATAATTAAAGAACTTGAAAAACAAAGAAACAAAAGCTAACCGCTCCGTAAAAAGGGCGGTTTTGTTGTTTAACTTGCCGAGAATATGTTCAGAGCAAGAAAAACGGCTTGTTTTCGGACTTTTTAACTTGCCGTAACAGAACTAAATACATCAAATCAGCACTTTGAAAAATCAGAGTGCTTTTTTATTATTAATCAAAGAAAGGTTTGATACTATGAGAAAAAGAATTTTAGCAATTGTACTTATGGTAGTTATGATTGCAACAATCGTACTGTTTACTGTGGGCTGTACCGAGGCAACGCAGGTATCGTACAATGTTTCGCAGGAAGCAGACAATTTCAATGTGATACGCAGGCTTACGGTTATTAACACAAGAACCGATAAGCCGTCATTTGAACTTGTTGCCGCTTTTTCATTACAGGTCGATAATGACGATAACCAAATTGAGGTTGTCTGCGAAACGGGCAAGGGTGAATACAAAAAGCATATCATAGGTCTTAATGATGAAACTATGTATGTTGTAGAGGACATAAGCGGTGCAGAAGTGGACAAATACCGTTATGAAATTAACTTCCTGCCTAAACAGATTTTACCGATTACATTTAAGAGTAAAGATTAACAGTTAAACCCGTCGATTTCGACCAGTTTAGAAAGGTGGTGACAGAATGAAAATCAGAGTAACAACATCATTTAATGATAAACAGAACGGCTATGTAACCCGACCTGTGAATGAAGTTTTTGAATGCTCCGAGCAGAGAGCAAAGGAACTCATTGACGGCGGTTTTGCAGAAGAGGTCAAGTCTGACGCTCCCAAAAAGCCGAGAACCAAAGCAGTTAAAACAGAAAAAGCAGATTAAGCACTTTACGAATATGTAAGGTGCTTTTTTATTGTCCGAAGACATTAAACTACGGGAGACACCGTGCAAAACTGAAACAGAGAGACACTCTATAAACTGATTACGGGAGACACCCGAAAAACTGAAAGGATATGAAAAAAATGGCAGAACCAAATCCAACACCAACCCCCAATGAACCGACACCTGCACCGCAGGGAACTCCACAGGGAAACGCTCCTGCCTTTGATTATGACAAGCTCGCAAGCCTTATTACAGGCAAACAGAGCGTGACAGAGGACACCGTTTTGAAGTCATATTTTAAGGAACAGGGATTGTCAGCCGATGAGATGAAAGAGGCTATCGGTGCTTTTAAAAAGCAGAAAGCCAAGAACACTCCCGACTTTGCAAAAATGCAGTCGGAAGTTGAATCCGCAAACAACGCAAAACTTATGGCAGAAGTCAACCAATCGGCAACCCTCGAAGCCGTAAAACAGGGCGTTGACATTGCAACCGTTCCGTATGTGCTTAAAATTGCAGACTTTTCAAAGGCTGTGACAGACGGCAAGGTCAATGCGGAAAAGCTGACAGAGGCTGTTAAAAAGGTGCTTGACGATATCCCAGCACTCAAGGGCAAACCTGCCGAGAACGGCACAGGAGTTAAGAAAATCGGCGGTGACGGCAACGGTACATCGGACGGTACAAAACCAAAGGCAAATGTTCCTACCAAAAAATGGAACAGATTTAATATTTAACCAAAGAAAGGATTGAAAAATTATGGCAAACACAAATAACTATGCCGAGCAGTTCAGCCCTGACCTGCTTGAAATTCTCGTTCAGGGCACACTCACATCACCATTCATCACTTCAAATGTAAAGTGGGTTGGCGCAAGAACTTTCCACTTCACACAGATGAGCACATCAGGCTTCAAGAACCACAATCGCAACGGCGGTTGGAACAAGGGCAAGTATGTTCAGACCGATGTTCCGTTCACCTGCGAACACGACCGTGATATTGAGTTTCTCGTTGACAAGGCAGATGTTGATGAAACAAATTCGACTGCAAGCGTTGAGAACATTTCAAAGACATTTGAACAGACACAGGTTGCTCCCGAAACAGACGCACTTTTCTTCTCGAAGGTTGCAACAAAGGCTCAGGCAACAGACGGATATCATTCTTCAACAAAGACATCGGAGTGGACTAAGGAGAACGCTTATTCAAAGCTCAAAACAATTCTCTCTGCCGGCAAGCTCCGCAGATACAAGGCAAGAGGCACACTTGTTGCCTATGTGACATCTCACATTATGGACTGCCTTGAACAGTCAACAGAGTTCACTCGTAAGATTGAGCTTACACAGATTGCAGAGGGCGGTATCGGCATTGAAACAAGAGTGACCGAGATTGACGGTTGCCCTATCATCGAGGTTATTGACGATGAGCGTTTCTACGATAACTTCAACTTTAACCCCGATGACGGCGGTTTTGAGCCTGCAACAGGCGCTCACAAAATCAATGTTCTTGTTGCTTGCGGTGAAACCTGCAAGACTGTTCCGAAGATTTCAAGCATTTACTTCTTTGCTCCCGGCTCACACACAGAGGGTGACGGCTGGCTCTATCAGAACCGTTCACTTTCCGACACATTCGTATTCCCGAACGGCAAGGACGGCAAAATTGACAGCATTTATGCCGATGTTGACACAACGGCGGTTGCGTAATGTATGCCGATTACATTGAACATCAGGGTGGAGATGAAAACAGTATTATCTCTGCCGAACACATTGATGTTCTGACTTTTAACCGCATTGATTTTGAAAAACTTTCGGAAATGCAGAAGAGAATCATCGGCAGAGTGCATAGCAGACTTACTGCTTTTGAAGAAGAAAATGCCGATATGATTTCTTCCTACCTGAAAAGCTATTCAATCAACGGCACATCAATGGAATTTGGTGCAAGCTGGAACTTAATGTGCATCAGCGGAGTGGCAATTCCTGCAGACCTCTATGCGTTGCTAAAATCAACAGGACTTTGTTATCCTGCAATCTGAAAGGTGCGTGAAAACCGTGAAATTTCCGTCACTTGTAAAAAAGCAGTTTTGCAAAACTCCTGTCGAGGTCACAATCTACGGTGAGGGAATAACCGAGGACGGCTCTCCTGTTATCGCATTTGAGTGCAAAAACCTGTATCCCTCCGAAAATCTTTATCCGTCAAATCTCCGCTGCGGAGGCAATGCTGTATGCAATGTGCAGTCAAAGGCAAAGACGGTCTATACCAAAGAGCAGAAAACTGTTCAGGTGTCGGCTGTCTTGCTTTTTGACGGCGACATTGCTCCCGACAGCCCCACTTTAAGCGGTGGCTTTGTAATCCTTGACGGCGTAAAACGAAACATCGTACAGGGTACAAAACACCTCAACCCTGACGGCAAAGTTAATTTTACGGAATTGGATGTGATTTAATGGGATTTTCAGTATCATCAAAAATCAAACTCAATATGCCTGTTGTAAAACAGCTTGATAGGGCAAAGCAACAGGCTCTTGAACAGACAGGTAACGCACTTCTTACACAGGTGAAAAACACGCAGGTAATGCCGTTTGATACGGGTAATCTTCAGAACGAAAATACCTTTGAAGATTGTGCGCAGAGTTGGAACGGCACGGTTAAAATCGTGTCAAGCACTCCGTATGCAAGGCGGTTGTATTTTCATCCCGAGTATAATTTCAGCCGTAAGGAAAACATTGCCGCCGGCGGTAAATGGTTCTCACCGTGGCTTGAGGGCGGTACACGGCAGAATTTTTGCAGTCGGGCATTTGTGAGATTATACAGAAAGGAAGCAGGACTTTGATTTACTTATCGGACATCAGAGATTGGCTCAAAAGCGTTACCTCAGCCGAGCATTATTACATCGGCAAGCTTGACAACAAGCAGGACAGGTCAATCGGTGTGTATTCATTAAAGCAGTCGGGAACACCCACAAGGGCAATCGGCGGTGAAAGCACCTACGATACAATAAGCGTGTCTTTGCTTATCCATTACACCGACAACGCAAGAGAAACCGAGGAGTTTGCACGCAGACTTTACGAAACGCTTTACGGCATTAAAAAAGTTGAAATTAAGGAACACAAAATCTATATAATCGAACTGCTCACGGAAGAACCCGTTGATGTGGGAACAGACGACAAGGGTGTGTATGAGCAGGTCATTGAAGTTAAATTTTATTACGAAAGGAAGTAATTTTATGGCAAAAGTTGAATCGGGAGTATTCCCGTGCTATGAAAATCAGTTTGCGGTTGGCAAGACAGGGACAGAATCCGCCACGACAAATATTGCTAACTGCGAAGAATTTTCCGTTGCATTTGACAACGGTGTCGAGGAATGGACAGCCTTTGAAAACGAGGGCTGGAAGTCAAGGCTTATGACTGCTAAGTCAATCACAATTTCGGTAAAGGGTAAGCGTACAATCGGTGACGCAGGTAACGACCAGATTGCCGCATTGTCATTTGAAAACGGCAGAAAGGTAGAAGTTCCGTTTATGTGGACCTTCCCCGACGGCTCAACCGCCCTCTTTAAAAACGCAGTTGTATCCGTTACATCAAACGGTGCAGGCGCAAGCACGGGTGTTGCTCCGCTTGAATTTGAAGTTATGTCAAACGGCAAGCCGGTATATACAGCAGCCGCTTAAAAAATGAAAGGAATGAACGATTATGTCAAAGTTAATTGATATTACAGACAAACTTAATTTTGAGGAAAAGCCGAGTGTCAGAGTTAAAAATGTTGACCTTGCAATCAACAATGACGCAGTTTCAATGCTCAAAGTTGCGGCACTTTTTGAGGACGGCAACGGTAAAAGCAAAGATGTTATCGAAATGTATCATCTTCTTTTTGATGAATCCGAGAGAGAAAAGATTGAAAAGTTAAAGCTGAATATGCACGATTTTAACGTCCTTATCAGCGAATCTGCCAAAATTGCAACAGGCGATTTGACTGACGAGGGGGAAGCTCAGACCCCGGCTACGACCTGATTGATGACTTTGATTTAATCGTGTCGAGCTTTCGCTCGGAGTACGGGGTCAGCATTTATTCAAAGGATTTTGCTAAAATGAGTTGGAATGAGTTCTGCTCACTTCTGCAAGGCTTAGGACCCGAAACACCGCTTGCAAGAACGGTTCAAATTCGCCTTGAAACCGACAAAGAGGTCTTGAAAAACTTTACTTCGTCACAGCATAAAATCCGCAACAAATGGCGGTCAAGGAATGTAAAGCACTATTCAGACGAAGATATGAACACCGTTCTTGCAGAATTTCAAAACTTTTTTTGCTAATCTGTAAATTTGTACATAAATTTCGCTGTATCTACAAAATTCTTGACAATGTTAATATATAGTGATAAAATGTAACATACACTAACAAATTTATTAAGGAGAGTGTATGTTTATGAAATGTCCACATTGCGGAAACGAATTAAAGGACGATGCAAAATTTTGCGACAAGTGCGGTGCAGGCTTTGGCGGAAACGATTCAACCTCGGCAACCGTAAATCCTGTAAATGCGAAGAAGAAAATTTACAAGCGTTGGTATTTTTGGGTTATTATCGTTGTTGCTATTATGATTGTTGGCGGTGTAAACGGTGCAATTAACGGTAACAGCGGTTCAAACAAATCAAAGCAGGAAACTACTGTTGCAAATCAGAGTTCAGAAAAAGCAACTGAAAAAGCGACAGAAGCACCGACCACAAAAGAAGTTGCAACAGAAAAGCCTACTAAAGACCCGAAGAAGGTTGAAAAAGAATTTAAAGACGGTTGCAAAACAATCGACTTTAAAACTCTTTCAAGAAACCCTGACAAGTACAAAGGTAATGACTACAAGTTTGAAGGTCAGATTATTCAGGTTCAGGAAGGCTGGGGCGGTTCGGTTGACCTGAGAATCAATATAACCAAAGAAGAAAATGAGTATCTTGATGAACCATTGTGGACTGATACAATCTACGCAACTGTAGAAATTCCTGACGGTGCGGACAAACTCCTTGAAGATGATGTAATCACATTCTGGGGAACTTGTGACGGCGACTATACATATGAAACCGTAATGGGCAACAATGTGTCACTTCCGAAAATCGACATCAAATACTACGAACTCAACAACTAAAACAAAAAGCCACTCCAAATGGGGTGGCTGTTCTTTTGCAAAATTTTTAAGCGTACATCATAACGGTGTGCGCTGTTTTTATGCCTGTTTTTAAAGAATCTAAAATGAAAGGAAGTGGTGAATATGGCGACAAAGGCGGGTGAAATTGAGCTTGATGTCAGGCTTACGGGTGATGATATTTCCAAAACATTGCATAAGATTTCCGATTCAATTACAAAAAAGTTTGATTCGGCATTTTCAAGTCTTTCAAAAGATTTTGAAAATGTAAGCACGGATATGAAACAGTCCTTTTCAAAGGTTTCGGAGGGCGTTTCTCAGAAAACCGAGAAAGAGTTTTCAAACATCAAAGGCAGCAGTGAGCAGTTAAGCAATTCGGTTTCATCTTCGTTTAAGAAAATCGGTGCGGCTGTGGTTGCCGCCTTTTCCGTTGCCAAAATCAAGGAGTTCGGTCAGCAGTGCATTGAATCGGCTGCGGAAGTCAATGCGGCAAATTCACAGTTTGAGCAGACATTCGGCACAATGCAGTCACAGGCAGAATCAGCCATTCAGAGCGTTGCCGATCAAAGCGGTATTCTTGAAACCCGATTACAGGGTGTCGGCACAAGCATTTATGCCTTTGCAAAAACTACGGGTATGGACAGTTCAAGTGCTTTGGGAATGATGCAAGAGGCTTTACAGGTAACAGCCGACAGTGCCGCATATTACGACCGTTCGCTTGAAGACACCGCAGAAAGCCTGAAATCATTCCTCAAAGGTAACTTTGAAAATGATGCCGCACTCGGTTTGTCCTGTACTGAAACCACACGAAATGCGGCGGCTAATAAGCTGTATGGTAAGTCGTTTACGGATTTGTCGGAATCGCAGAAACAGCTCACGCTTTTGCAAATGGTCAAGGACGCTAATCAGCTTTCGGGTGCTATGGGACAGGCAAGCCGTGAAGCAGACGGTTGGGAGAATGTAACAGGCAACCTCAGAGAAAGTTGGAAACAGCTCCTTGCCGTAGTCGGTCAGCCTATTCTTCAGGTGGCAACTCAGGTTGTAAAGCGGTTGAGTTCCGCACTTGCGACTTTAACGGAATATGCCAAAGGTGCGGTTGAATCGCTTTCAAAGGTCTTCGGCTGGGATACAGGCAACAACACCGCAAGCAATATCAAATCTGCGTCCGATTCTGCCAAAAGCCTTACAGATACGGCAGATGACAGTTCAAAGTCACTTGATAATGTTCAGAAAAGTTCCGAAAAAGCAAAGAGAAGTGTTGCGGGCTTTGATAAGCTGAATGTGCTTTCAAGCTCTGACAGCTCATCTCCAAAGTCAGACACCTCCTCATCAAAAAGCTCTTCAGGCGGTTCATCAGGCGGAGCTGTTGCAAAGAATGTTGTCAAGGACACAAGCAAAAATCTTTCGGGTGCATTCAAAAATCTATACGAAAAAAGCGGATTTAAAGGCTTTGTCGAGAATGTACAGAAAGGTATTAACAAGGTTGATTGGTCAGCTATAGGCAAGAACTGCAAGACCGTTTTTGATAATGCTGTTCCCATAGTTCAAAAGGCATTCGGCACAATGCAAAAGGTCGGTTCTGCAAAACTCGGGACAATCGGCTCTGCATTCGGAGCGGTTGCGACAATCGGCGGAAAGTCGTTTCAGACCATTTCAGGCGGTGTTGCTAAGTGGATCTCAAAAGACAGGGAAAAGATTATCGGCTTTATCGACACCATAGGCAACAATCTTACAAACGGCTATAACAACCTTTCAGCCTTTTTTGATAATTTCGGTACACTTGCAGGCAATGCAATTGACAATGTTCGCCCTCAAATGGAAGAATCAATTTCCAATCTTTTAAGCGATCTTACAACCTTTGCGGGTTCAGTCGGCGAAGTTGTTTCGGGTGCGTTTTCAACTGCAACCGAAAGCCTTGTTGAATGGACTGAAAATGACGGTGCAACAATCACAGAATTTCTTGAAAATTTACAATTGCAGTTTGCAGATGTGTTTGACTTTATCGGTCAGATTTTCGGAGATATCGGAACAATTATCAGCGAATGGTGGAACGGCAACGGACAGCAGATTTTTCAGAATGTCTGCAATATGTTTACCAATATCGGCACAACCCTGATGAATGTTTACAATCAATGGATTAAGCCTGCGTGGGATTTTATCGTAGCAATAGTAAAGTCAGATTGGGAAAACTGGCTGAAGCCTGTTTTTGAGGGTGCAATAAACTTCTTCGGCAAGGTTGCAGACTGTGTTTCAACCGTGTGGAATAACTTCCTGTCACCGTTTGTAAACTGGCTTGTCAGCTTTTGGGGACCTATATTTCAGAATGTTTTCAATGCCGTAAAAAGAGTGTTTGATAATGTGTTTACATTTATCGGTGGGTTGGTTACCTCTATACAGAAAACATTCGGCGGTCTAATTGACTTCATTACAGGTGTTTTCTCAGGCGATTGGAACAAAGCATGGCAGGGTATCTACGACTTCTTCAAAGGCATTTGGGACGGCATTTGCGCCGTGTTTAAGTTCATTATAAACGCAATCATTGACGGCATAAATGCGTTGTGGACAGGTATTTATAACTTTGTTTCTGGCGTTGTTAATTCAATCGGCGGAATAGCCGGTATTATCGGAGCGGCTTTTGGACAGGATTGGAGTTTTTCAATGCCTGAAAATCCGCCTCTCATTCCGAGATTTGAAGAACCCACGGAATCACCGGCACGAAAATTTGCAAAAGGCGGTATTGTTAAAGCTCCGACACTTGCGGTTGTCGGCGATAACGCAGGTGCTAACAGCGGTAACCCTGAGGTTATTTCTCCTCTTAACAAGTTACAGGGTATGCTCGACAATTCGGGCGGTCAGGATACAGTGATTCTCACACAAATTCTTGACCTGCTTAAACGCATTTATGAAATGTTCATTATCTTTCGCAATAACGGCGGCAACACTTATTCGTTTACGGCAGAACTTGAGGGTTCAACGCTTTTTGAAGAAATGATAAGACAGGATGAGCTTTACAGACGCAGACACAACGGTAAATCCGCATTCGCATAAAGGGGGAAATGATATGTCAAATTATAACGGCTATTTGCTTAAATTCGGCAACAACATAATGCCGAATAAGTACATTACCGCATTTTCATCAACTCCGAATCAGCGACTTGAAACTTCTGCGGAACGAGATCAGAACGGTACGCTTCAAAGGGCAACGCTGCCAAATTACAAAACAAAAATTTCGTTTTCAACTCACATTCTTCATCTTGACGAAAAGATTGATTTTCAGTCGATTATCAACCTCTCAATGGCGAATAAGTTACAGAGGAAGTGCAGGGTAACTTATTGGAACGATGAAACGAACAGCTATTACACCTCTTATTTTTATATTCCTGATATTGAATATACCGTAATGAATGCTGAAAAGAATGATATAACCTATCAGCCGATTACGGTTGAGCTGATTGAGTATTAAGGGGTGATTCTTAAAAATGCTTGTATCTAAAGAAATTGCTGATAAGCTGAAAACAAACACACTTTACAACACCGTTGCCCTGCATTCTCCTGACGGTAGTTTTGAGGATATAACCGGCGAAAGTATCGTGCTTGACAGCTTTTCACTTGAAAATGAAATCGTTGAAAAAGAATTGAAATTCGGCGGTTGCATAGCCTCTGAAATGAGCGTGAAACTCATTGATTATGATTGCTCGGCTTTGATAGGAAAGACGGTACAGGTCATCATAACGGCAACATATCTTGAATCGGAGCTGTATCCGTCAGATGATTTGTACCCGTCAAATACTCTTATTTGTCCTGTCGAAACAGGAACGGTTGAATGTCCTGTTTTCTACGGTAAAATTCAGTCGGCTCAAAGAGATAAAAAACAGCGTAACATCGTCAAAATCACAGCCTATGACGCTTTTTATGATATGTCAAAGGTAGATGTGTCTTTGTGGTTTGCAGGCAAAGAGAACGAGGACGGCAGCTTTGCTTATGGTTATGCGCACTATCAAAAAGACGATAATTTTAAGAGCTTTTATTCAATAATCGCAGAATTTGCCAAAGATTATGCAATTACAGGGGTTTCACCGCCGAGCTTATCTGTCTTTAGTGTACCGCTGAAATTTGACGATACCTGCGTGGAAAAGGTTATAAAGGACATTACCTTGTCAGATTTAATCCAAGCTTATGCAGAGTTAACTTTGAGCTTTGCCGTTATAGATGCCGACGGAAAAATGCGTTTTAAAAGGCTGTATTCTCAATCTTCCGTTGAAACAATCGATTCGTACAAAGATTTATCCTTTGAAGATTACGAACTTGAGCCTATCCGTATGTACAGTGCTAAGTTTGCTGATAAAAAAGCGTATTTGTATGGCAACAGTAACGATTTTTCGTGGTATGTTTCCGATAACATTTTGATGAGGTGCAGAACAACAGCAAGTGATATCGGCACAAAATATAATTCTGTTAATTTTTTTGGTGATGTATATAAATACCGCCCGACAAAAATTAAGCTGTTTTCGTATTGGTGGCTTGAGGCAGGCGATAAGTACACAATTAAAACTCCGTTTGAAGATTTGCCGACAATCGAAACATTTGTGTTCAATAAGAAAATGGACGGTTTTATAACTGCCCTCACATCAAAGGGCGAAAAACGATTAGGAAAGGAAGTAAAAGAAAATGAACAAATACAATAAAATTGTCTTTGTGAACGGCTCTGCTCCGCCCCTCAATGCCGACAACCTCAACCATATGGACGAGGGGATTGAACGGGCAACAGACGGAGCAATTGCACTTGAAACCGAAATAGCCACGGCAAGAGGCGGTCAAAATTCGCTTGGAGCAAGGCTTGATACGGCCGACGCAAATCTTGCGAACAAAGCAGATAAAAGTACTACACTCGCAGGGTACGGAATTACGGACGCATATACGAAGGAAAAAACAGACCAAAAACTTGCCCAAAAGCTCAATTCAATGCCGTTTGACAGTGAACCCAAAAATAATAGCCCGTGCTATCTCACGAGCGGTACGGTTTACAGCGCTCTGCTTGTTAAAGCAGATAAAACCGCCTTGGCAACTAAATACGATTCGTCAAATATCGAAAGCGGAACATCAACGCTGACCCCTTATTCAACCATTGCAGATAAAATCAAAAGTGCAAGCTGTACATATAAGACGATTGGTGACATCGTAATCGTCAGTGCAACGGTCAAAATGAACGCAGTATCTCTTGGCGGCAATAGCATGTGTCCGCTGATTGATTTGCCGTACAAATGTATTTCCGAGGACAATGTTTTTTGTGTCGGTATTTCAAACCTTGGCAAGCTCTTTAAATTTGCCATTCCGAAAAATAACACTTGGCTACAGTTTTCGACTCAGGATAAGACGGCTTACACATTTGCAGACGGCGAGCAAATTAATGTGATTTGCTTGTACAAAATTAAATAACGGAGGTATGAAAAATGGAACTTAAAGAAAAAATCACACTCGATATGCT